AAAAGAACCTGGATAAAAATGATGTGCCAGAAGAAAATAGATGGCTAGTTGCCGCACCTGAATTTTTTGAGCAATTAAGAAAAGCAGGCGGAAAACTATCTGACCAATCAGTAATGAACGATGGTGGTGCATCACAAATCAGAAATGGTAAAGTTACAGACAGACCATTATTTGGTTTTAATATGTACTCATCAAACGCTATTGCTGTATCAGGTGGAAGTGCTTCATCACATACTTTTGGATCTGCTGGATCTAATGAGTATGCTTTTGTATACGGACACATGTCAGGAGTTGCAACAGTAAATCATATCGCAAAAACAGAATTGATCAGAGACCCTGATTCATTCGCAGACGTTGTCAGAGGACTGCATGTCTTTGGAAGAAAAATCCTTAGAAGTGAAGCGGTTCAAAGAGGCGTTATAACAATAGGTTAATCCTAGGAGGATAGAAAACTATGGCAACTTATGATGTAACAGGTGCTGGCGGAACAGCTGGACATTCTGCAAATGGCAGAACACCTTATATGATAGAAAACACAATTGATGTCTCTGCAATTAATGGAGACTCAGGTACAGCTCAGAATGATGTTATTAGATGTCTTGACGTTCCTGCAGAAAGTGTAGTATTACACGCAGGACTAGAGGTACTAACAGCATGTTCAAGCTCTGTAGTTATTGATATTGGTATCACAGGAAGTGCAGCAGGATTTTCAGATCCAGATGCTTTCGTTGATGCTTACGATGCTACTGGTGCAGCTTATGCACCAAGAGACGTTGCTGATGCAGCACCTGTATTGACTACAAAAGTAGCAGACACAATTGATGCGTTAATGGCTGGAGCAGCTTCAAGTGCGGGTAAAATCCGTGTTTTTGCTATTCTATGTGATGTTTCAGGTATTGATGAAACTGACAGAAATACAGCTACTCAACACGACACAGCAGTATAATACTGTATAATTTTAAGGGGGGTATTTATATCCCCCTTAATTTAATACCCCTTACAAACTAGGAGAATAAATAAAATGGCTATACATGATTTAAGAAAAAAAACTAATGCAAGCACAGGTCAAAGAATTGTTATGGATCCAAATAAAGTAAGGATGAGTAATTTAGAAAATAGAATTAATAATCAAGAACAAAAACTTGATAAAATAATAGAATTATTACAAAATGGCAACAACTTACCTAACACTGACAAATAGAGTTCTTAGGGAACTAAACGAAACAGAATTAACTTCAAGTACGTTTGCCTCTAGTAGAGGAATACAGACTGCTATTAAAGATTTTGTAAATAAAAGTATTCACGATATTTATAATGAAGCAAGTGAAATACCTTTATTATACTCTAGAACTACACAAAATTTAACAACTGGAGATGGTGAATATGATTTTCCAGCTGACTTTAGAAAGATAGATAGAGATTCATTTACTATAGGCCCAAGAGAATTAGTTACTAACGGTGAGTTTGCATCTAATATAACTAGTTGGACAACTGGAGATGGTTCACCATCACATACAACTAGTGGTAATGGTAGATTAAATTTAAATGATGCAGCAGCATATCAATCTGTTGAGACTATAGTAAACAAAGAATATAAATTACAAATTAGAGTATTAAGTCCTAACAGTTCATCAAGTGCATTAATTGTTAGAGTTGGTACATCAGCAGGTGGTACTCAAAATTTAAATACTACAATAGGTGTAACTGATTTTGGACAAGGTGCTATATTAAATACTACATTTACAGCTACAGCAAAATCTTCTTTTATATATGTAGAATCAGATGGTGTACAATTAGATGTAGATTATATTAGATGTTCTAGAAGTGATACTACTAGACAAAAAGTTTTATATATATCTTATGATGATTACTTACAAAATTATAAATCTATAGATGATAGAAATAATAGTGATGTATATGGAACACCAGCTAAAGTTTTTATACTTCCAAACTTTACAGCATTTGGTGTAACTCCAATACCGAGTAGTGATGAAATGACATTAGCATATAACTACTACACTACACATACAGACTTATCCGCACACGGAGATAATATGGCATTACCAGATAGATTTGGAGGTTTAATAACTGATAGATCAAAATATTATACATACATGTTAAGATCAGATCCACAGCATGCACAATTAGCAGATAGAGATTACCAAAGAAAATTAAGATTATTAAAAACAGATTACTCTACTAAAGCAGATTATATGAGATCTGATGTTAGAGTATATAACGTAATGTCAGATAGGTAGTAAATGCCAACTACAGATTTAATTTCACCATTCGTAGTGAGTTGTGCTGGAGGTTTAACACTTAATAAAGATGTATTCTCCATGGCTCCTGGTGAAGCACTTATACTACAAAATTTTGAGCCTGATATAAAAGGTGGATATAGACGTGTGAGTGGAACAGCTCAATATAATACTACAATTGTACCACAGGGATCAAGCACAACTAGTCTAGTAGTAGATTGTTCAATAATATTTAATAATCAAATTATTGTGGCAAGAGGTGGTGATATACATAGAGGAACTACATCTGGAAGTTGGACAAGTTTAACTACAGGACTTGGAACTTCAACTAGAGCTTATGATTTTGAAAAGTTTAATTTTAATGGAACTGATAAATTAATTATTGCAACAGGACACTCAGCTGCACAAATAATTAATAGTAGTTTTGCAGTTGATGTTGTAAATGCAACAGGTGGTGGAACAGCACCTACTAATCCTAAATTTGTAAAAGCATTTCAAAACCATATGTTTTATGCTGGTGCAACTAATTCACAAGAAGTTATATTTAGTGTACCATTTGAAGAAGATAATTTTACAACTGGTAGTGGTGCAGGATCATTTAAAGTTGACTCAGCAGTAGTTGGATTAAAAGTATTTAGAAATGAATTAATTATATTTTGTGAAGATAGAATTTACAAATTAACAGGTACAACATCTAGTAATTTTGCAGTACAAGAAGTTACAAGAAATATTGGATGTAGAGATGGTGGTAGTATACAGGAGATTGGTGGTGATGTTATATTTTTAGCACCCGATGGATTAAGAACTATTGCTGGTACAGCTAGAATTGGTGACGTTGAACTAGGATCTATATCTAGACAGATACAATCTAGAATTGATGATATAAAATTAGATAGAATAACATCGTTAGTTATTAGAGGTAAATCACAATACAGATTATTTTACCCAGTAAATGCTACAGGACAATTATCATCAAAAGGAATTATAGGTGTATTAAAAAATAATCCTAATACAGGATCAATAGGATTTGAGTATGCAGATATGGTAGGTATTAAACCAGCTTGTACAGATTCAGATTTTATTAGTAGTGTTGAAACTCAAGTATTCGGAGGTTTTGATGGATTCATTTATAAAATGGAAACAGGAAATACTTTTGCTACAGGTTCTACTACAACTACTATTCAAGCAGTGTATAGATCACCTGATATGGTAATGGGAGATCCAGGTGTTAGAAAATATATGCAAAGAGTTAATTTAAACTATGAAGGTGAAGGTACATCTATTGAGGCAAACTTAGCTCTTAGATATAATTATGATGACCAAAACAGCCCACAACCAGACAAAATAGCTCTACCAACAGTAGGTGGTGCTGGTCAATATGGTGCTGCAGTTTATGGTCAAGCATTATATGATGCATCAGGTGTTCCATTAGTAAGACAAACAGTAGAAGGATCTGGATTTGCAGTAGCATTACAAATAGATGATCAAAATAGTGCAGACTCATTTTCAGTTAAAGGATTTCAATTAGAATTTACCCCAGGAGGAAGAAGATAATGGCAGGCTATTCGGCACGACAAGCAAGTTTCACAACAGGTGATACTATACTTGCAGCTCATTCCAATGATGAGTTTAACCAAGTATTGGCTGCGTTTCATGCAACAACAGGACACTCACATGACGGAACAGCAGGTGAAGGTGGCCCTATTAGTACACTTAGAGATGCAGATTCATTAAATAAAATACTTGTAGACACAAGTAATAATCATTTAGAATTTTATGTAGAAGTATCTTCAGCTGCTGTACAGCAGTTAAGAATACAAGATGGTGCTATAGTACCTATTACAGATAATGATATAGACTTAGGAACTTCCTCTCTTGAGTTTAAAGATTTATATGTAGATGGCACAGCTAATGTCGATTCTCTTAATTTAAATGGTACTCTTATTACATCAACTGCAGCAGAACTTAATATATTAGATGGTGTAACATCTACAGCTGCGGAACTTAATATACTTGATGGAGTAACTTCAACAGCAGCAGAATTAAACATATTAGATGGTGTAACTGCAACGGCAGCAGAATTAAACATATTAGATGGTGTAACTGCAACGGCTGCAGAATTAAATACACTAGATGGAATAACTGCAGTTGTAGGTGAACTTAATGCTTTAGATATAGGTTCTACAGCAATAGGAACAGCTGTTGCAAGTAAAGCAGTTATACTAGATGCAAACAAAGATTATACAGGAATTAGAAATTTAACTATATCGGGAGATCTTACAGTATCAGGTGATGATATTACTATGGGTACAAACACTGCAGGTAATTTATTAGTTGCAGATGGTACAAATTTTAATTCAATAGCAGCAACTTCATTATCTGAAATATCAACTATTGCTAATGATGATGTATTTTTAGCAGTAGATACTTCAGGTGGTGGACTTAAAAAAGTTGCAAGATCAACTGTTGTATCAGGACTAGCTACATCTGCTGCAATATCAAATGTATCAGAAGATACTACACCTCAATTAGGTGGTAATCTTGATTTAAATGGTTCAGATATTGTAACTACTTCAAATGCAGATTTAGAATTAGCCCCTAATGGTACAGGTCATGTAACTGTTAGAGGTAACACAAATTCAGGT